TGAAGCGCCACGCCACTTTCATGTATGCCGGCGCCGACTTTGGCGGGTTTTCGCTCTTAACCCTCATCATTTCGAGGTTTGGGCACCCGATTGCGTCGAGTATAAGGTCGCGCGTCAGGCGCTTGGGTTTCATCGCCCGCTTGATCGGCACCGCCATTCTGGGCGGTGACTGCGGGTATTCTGCGCCCACAGCCCGCTCGCGCTCGATGTAGCGCCTGACGTTAACCTTGGCGATCTCGCACTGGCCGTAGGTTATCTGGTATGATAACCCCCTAGCGAGCTCAAGCGCCTCCTTTGACGCCTCTTCGGTCTCTGCGGTGATTGCGAGGTACAGGCCCAGCTCGACGGCTTCCTGCGCGTTTTGTGGTGTGTTGTTGTGCATTTTATTCTCCCTTCCAGTTTGACTTTGCGATGGTGACTGCGGCGAAGACCTGCGCGCTGTCTGGTTTGGCGCCCAGCGTCTCCTCTGCGTATTGCCGCGCCGCTGCGTATGCCTCGGGCCAGTGCCCGGTGTCGGTGTACGCGCCCAGCGCGGCCTGCGCCATTTCGCTTATTTCGCTTTTGTGCATGTAGCGGCGGTATAACATTTTCACTTTTCCCCTTTCACACTCGGATTTTTTTCAAGTTGAGCGGGGAGCCGGAGCTCCCCGTGTTGCGTTAAGCGGCTTGAAGGCCAACTACGTTCTCGGCAAACTCCACTGCCTCGTCGAATGTTTCAAAGTGCATATGCAGTGGGTGGTTCATAGTCTTGTCGCCTCTAACCATAAGGAGTTGAAAGCAGTCTTCTTCAAATTGAGTAATATTAACCGGCTTTGCCGAGTTGGTTGCGAAGTGAGCGCCATCTGCAAATTTGAATTCCATTTTCATGTCCGTGTTCCCTTTGTTTGTGTCTATATCAGTTAACCTAATGTTAACATCTACCCTTTGCAACCCCTAAAATGCAAAAAACTGGCCTCCGGCAAACTTTTTTGTTATCCTGCGCCTGTTAGCGGCTACCCTCCCACCCAGCCGCTGAGCTTATTGGCTCCCCCGTGCGCTTGGTCTTCCCCCAGGTGCGCGGGGTTACACTGAAGGCGGGTTTGGTGTATTATTGCGGGAAGAAGGTTCAGGTAGGCGCATGTGCGCTCAAATAACATCGGGGGCATCACATGCCGGGCAGTGACTTTAGAAACTTAATGGCGCAGAGCGAGAGCAGCGGAAACTATGGCATCCTGACCGACGCCGGCGGCGGCGACATGGTTGCAGGCGCCTACCAGTTCGGAGACGCACGCCTGGAAGACTTTATGGATGACACGGGAGAGAAATTCACCCGCGAAGACTTCCTTGCCAGCCCAGAGCTACAAGAGCGCGTTATGAATTGGCACGAGCAGGACGTCGTGGACTACGCCATGGAGAATGGCTTGGACCGCTTCTTCGGCCAAGAGATCAAGGGCGTGCCGGTGGATATGTCGGCAGTCGTCGGCATGGCCCACCTCGGCGGCCGTAAGGGGATGCGCGACTTCCTCGAGAGCGGCGGTGAGTTGGACAAGAAGGACAAGTTCGGCACGTTTATTTCGGATTACGGCAGGAAGTTTTCCGGCCAGAGCCTGTACAATGAGACGCCACCCCGTCCGCGGATGCGCCCGCAGGGTTTGCTTCCGCCTGAGACGTCGCCGCGGCCAATGGCTCGCCCAGTAGGGCTACTCAGCTAATGGCAGGTTACGAGCAATACATCCCGCCGGGCCTGCGTGGCCCACTTAAAGATATATTCGGCATGGCTCGAGTGACAGGCGACGCCGGCGCCGGCCTCCTGCGCGCAGTCCAAGAGGATCCGCTGGCAGTCAACAAGGCAATCGGCGAGAGCATGATCGGCGGCATCAAGTCCATGGCCACCGACCCAGTCGGCACCGTGCGGGGCGTGGTGAGCGACACCGCCGGCACCGTCCAGCGCGCGCTGACGAATACGGCGGTGGACTACCTGCCGGAGGGCGTGACGCTCTCCACCGCGACGCCTGAGCAGCTCAAGATGGCCAACGACGCGCGGTACGCTGACCTTGCGTCAACCGCTGCGATGGCGATCCCAGGCACTAAGGCGTTGAAAGTAGGAGCAAAAGCTGCTGGTGATGTAGACTACAGCGGCCTCGCGGCGGACGCGACATACGCCGGACGGTCAATTGCGCAGGGAGATCCGCGCGGCCTCATCGAGGCGTTTCAACGTGGAGGCGAGGGTGAAAGCCTGAGCGCTGCGAAAAATACGCAGATCATGCGCGGCTCGGATTATTTTGATGAGCCACGCGCGGGAGGCGGTAGCGCAAGAGACGCCGCGCTATTCACGCCATTTTCGCAAAATGTAAAGCAGAAGACGGCTCCTTACAGCTGGGAGGTTGAGGCAAACATTGTTGACGCTGGCTACACGGCGCCGACATTGATTACGCCGTCCGACATGCAAGGCACCGATATGTATTTCCTTGCTGGCGACCGCACCGCAGGCGGTCGGGAGGTGACCCGCGTTGGTCAACTTCAGCTGCAACGTCCTGTCCGGCTCGAGGCTGGAGCGGAATACATGGATACGGATCAGGTGTGGGCATCGCACTCTGGCGTAATGAAGCCAAAGCAAAACGTGTTCTCAAGCCCGGAAAACGCTGAGCGTGACATTCGTGTGGGTTTCGCGCCGATGGGTGAAAGGTCTGGAGACTTTGCAAAGCATCAGGGCCAGCTATACTCAGAAATGCTCTTCTCATCTCAAATGCCTCGAAAAGTGGTCAAGACCGTAAACCAAGAGCTCAAGTCAATTGTTGGAGACTTTAGGCAGAGGGCGCTAAATAAGCAGAACAAGCAGCGCGTGAAGGACGGTTTAAAGCCTTTAACGCGCGTAACAACATCAGACATTCCGAGCGTGGACAGTCCCGAGTTTAGAGATTGGTTTGATACTCAGTCTCCAGAGCAAGTCAGGAAGCCTTTTCTTCAGCGTATGGATAAGTCAGACATGAAGAAACTTGACGGCGTACCTGATGTCGGGGAGATGCGCTTTGCCGCGACAAACCCAGATCTAGTTCAGTCGCCAAGTTTCAGCGCTGGCTATAGGTTTGCAATACCCGATATTAAGCGCGGTTTGCTCTCGGCGGATCATGCGTCATATGATACAGGTCTAGGTAAGGTGCAGGGCACGGGATCTCAGACGTTTGGCGTTGACGTCCCGTGGACTATCTCAGCCCGCGACACAGCATTGCCAAGACTGGCGGCAGCCGCCCTTGAGAAGGGCACATTTTATCCGGGCCAGAACATGCCGTTTTCTGGCAGATCCTACACGTTACCGTCAGATCAGCGCGTCTTCACAATGAACCCGAAAACGATGCAGGCTGGCGACCAGCAGTATGTAGACGAAGCGTCAACCTACATTGATCGCTTCCAGCGCGGCGGACTAGAAGACGCAACTCGCTATGAGATGGGCCTTCTAGAAGCGTATTTGAGGGGGCTCTAAAAATTGCGCTCTTTCTCAATTATATCCTCAATGATCTCTGCCACACCTTTTGGCAGATCGCCTTCGCGGTCCAAAAGCATAAACGCCAGTGAGTATATGCCAGCTCTAAGCGGATCTGTAAGATCTAAATCTTCATCTATGTTATCATCAGTCATGGTGGTATCCTCCCAATTGAACTGTGAACAGTTAACACAGTGTTAGGCAAAGCGCAAGAAGGGCCACAAGATGGACTATGAGATAAACGAAATGGCCTCCGAGCTCGAGGCTGAACTGAACCCGGACGTCATGGACGACCAGGAGTTGCAAGGCATCGTCGGCAACGAGATCGACGACGCCATAGACTTCATCGACAACTGGATCTCCCCGATCCGCGCCACAGCGACGCAATACTACCGGGGTGAGCCGTTTGGCGACGAGGAAGAGGGCCGCAGCCAAGTTGTTAGCATGGACGTACGGGATACCGTACAGGCGATCATTCCGTCTCTGATGCGCATCTTTAACGGATCCGACCGCACCGTCGAATACGTCCCGCAAAACGCGGAGGACGTGCCGGCGGCAAAGCAGGCCACCGAGTACGCAAACTTCATTATCAACCGCGACAACCGCGGCTTCATGGAGATGCACAGCGCGTTTATGGACGCCCTGGTGCGCAAGGTAGGCATTCTCAAGTGTTACTGGGAAGACAAGACCGAGTTTGACACAATCGAATACACCGGCGTCGATGACACTGCGCTGGCTGCTCTTATGGCTGACCCAGCCGCCGAGGTTGATATTACCGTGAGCACGCCGGTCGGCGAGCCGCAGATCGACCCTACGACTGGCCAGATCATCATGCCGCCCATGTCACACGACCTGCGCGTCACCTACACCCGGCCAGACGGCCGCGTGAGGGTGGAGGCTCTGCCGCCGGAGGAATTCCTGATCTCCCGCGAGGCTAAATCCGTTGAGGACGCTGAATACGTTGCGCACCGCCGCATCGTGACCGTGTCAGAGCTTGTAGCTATGGGCTACGACTACGACGAGGTCTACAACCTCTCGTCCGAGCACGACGACATGGACACTAACGTCGAGCGCAACACGCGAAACCCGGCCTTGACCAACGAGATGAATTCTCGCAGCGACCCGGCGATGCGGAAGGTTCTATACGTCGAAAACTACATCCGCGTGGATTACGATGGAGACGGCATCGCCGAGCTGCGCAAGATCTGCACAGGCGGAGATGGCAACGTCATCTTGAACAACGAGCCGTGCGACATGGCGCCCTTCGCCACACTATGCCCGGACCCAGAGCCGCATGACTTTTTCGGTCTCAGCATTTTTGACGCTGTGGCCGACATCCAGCGCATCAAGTCAGTCGTCATGCGCAACTCCTTGGACAGCCTAAGTCTCAGTATTCACCCAAGAATTGCTGTTGTCGAAGGCATGGTGAACATGGACGATGCCATGAATGTAGAGGTCGGCTCAATCGTCCGCCAGCGCGCCCCAGGGTCGATCCAGCAGCTCACCGTGCCGTTTGTAGGTCAGCAGGCGTTTCCGGTTCTGCAATACATGGACGAGGTCAAGGAGGCCCGCACAGGCATCTCCAAGGCGTCCATGGGCTTAGACGCCGGCGCCCTACAGTCTAGCACCGCAACGGCCGTGGCAGCCACTGTGAGCGCCGCACAGCAGCACATCGAGATGATTGCAAGGGTATTCGCTGAGACAGGCATTAAGCGCCTGTACGAGCTTGTCCTGCACAACATCACCACGCACCAGGACAAGGCGCGCATGATCCGCTTAAACAACGACTTCGTTGAAATCGACCCGAGAGCTTGGGACGCCAACATGGACGTCTCTGTTAATGTGGCTTTGGGCCGCGGGACTGACACTGAGCGGATGATGATGTTGCGCCAGATCGGCGAGATGCAGAAGGAAGCCATGTCAACGATGGGCCCCCAGAACCCGCTGACCGACATCTCCAAGCTGAGCAATACACTCAAGGAGATGACATCACTGGCTGGCTTCAAGGACACGTCGCAATTCTGGAGCGATCCGGCGAAGTTCCAGCCGCCACCGCCAGACAACAAGCCAGACATCAACGAGCAGTTGATCCAGGTGCAGATCCAGCAGATCCAGTCGGACATGCAGAAGAAGGTGGCCGAGCTGCAACTGAAGCGCGAGCAGATGATTATGGAAGACGACCGCAAGCGCGACGAGCTCGAGGCCGACATCCGCGTCAAGGCGGAGGAGCTGAAGGCGAAATACGGCACGCAGCTTGACGTCGCCCAGATCCGGGCTGACATGGCGATCAACCGCGAAGTGATGAAGGCTCAGGCTGACATAATCACGGAGGCGACGCGTGAAGACTAAGCAGCAGATCATCACAGACGGCAAGCAGGCGGAGCGCCTGCTCGCTGACACAGATTTGCTTCGGTTTCTTGAAGAAGCCGAGGCGGATTGCTGGACGCAGTTCAAAGCAACGGGCCCCAGTGACACCGACAGCCGGGAGGCTGTTTACATGAAGCTGCGGGGAATTGACATGGTTCGCCAGTCCCTTCGCAGCATGGTTGATAACGCTACTATTGAATTAAAGATGAAAAAGTAGCATAATAGAGGAAGAAAGAGATGTCAGACAACAGCACCCCGCAAGGGACTGACCTGTACAGCGCTCAAAATGCAATCAGAAGTATGCTTACGCCCCAAGAGGATAACGTGGCGACAGATGATGCGCTTGAGGCAGAAGCCGCGCAAGTGGAAGACGCCGAAATGCCGGAAGGCCAAGAGGACGAGTATGAGGCGCAAGCTGATAACTCTGCCGTCGAGGGGTCTGAAAGCGATCTGGACGACGATGAAGACGATGACGGCGACCAATATGGAACCCTCGATTTATCCACGACCATAGAGGTCGACGGTGAGGAGAAAACCATTGAGGAGCTGCGCAGCGGGTTTCTTCGGCAGAAGGACTACACACGCAAAACTCAAGAGCTCGCCGAAAACCGAAAGGCCATGGAAGCGCAGTATCAGGAGATTGAGCGTGAGCGTGCTGAATATGCGCAACTCCTGCCGGCAATGGCGGAGCGCATTCAACAGGCAGCGGAACAGGAGCCGGACTGGGACACTCTGTATGACACAGACCCCGTAATGGCAGCGAAGGCAGAACGCCAGTGGCGGAAGGAACAGGAGGCGCGCACCGCGCAACTCCAGGCCGTCCAAGCTGAGCAGCAACGGATGCAGCAGATTGCAGCGCAGAAGCAAGAGCAGATGCAGCAATCGTATTTGGAGCAGCAGCGTCATATCTTGCCTGACATCATACCCGAGTGGCGTGACAAGAAAGTCGCAGCCACGGAAGCAACCCAGATCCGGGACTTCCTACTCGGCGAAGGTTTCAGCGAGCAGGACGTTAGCGGGATGTCAAATGCAACGCTTGTGAAATTAGCGAGGAAAGCGATGTTATATGATCGTGGAGAAACGCGGGCCAACGAGGTTAAAGCTAAACCTAAGAAGCCACGCACCAAGACATTGAAATCGGGTTCCAGAGCCTCACAGCCTAAACGCACCTCAGCAGCACAGGAAGCGCAGAACCGCGCACGAAAAACTGGTCGCGTCAACGACGCCGCGGCCGCAATCAAAGCCTTGCTATAGGAGCATAAACTATGACTATCATTGCAAACACCTTTACGTCTTTTGACGCCAAGGGTATCCGCGAAAGCCTTTCCTCAGTAATAGCCAATATTGCACCCGAGGAAACACCCTTCACATCCAACGTCGGTTCCGAAAATGTGTCCAACACATTTTTTGAGTGGCAAACTGACTCGCTTTCTGATGTCGACGTGTCACCAATTATTGACGGAGACGATGTTGCGTCGTTTGACGCCACGTCCCCCACTGTCCGGGTCGGCAACTACACGCAGATCCGCCGGCGCAGCATGATCATCGCAGATAACCTTGGTTTTCAAGACCTTGCCGGGCGAAACGATGAGATCGCATACCAAATTGCCAAGCGTGGCAAGGAAATTAAGCGCGATAATGAGTCAATCTACACAGGCAACACAGCCCGCTCCGCCGGTTCAGCGTCTGCTGGTCGCGTAACTGCTGGCCTGGGTGCGTGGATTGCGACCAACGTCAACAAGGCTGGCGACGGCACCAACCCAACTGCGGTTGACGGTTCCGACGCCCGTAATGACGGCACGCAGCGTGACTTCACAGAAGCCATGTTGAAAGACGTGATGCAGAAGGCATACACCGAAGGCGGAAACCCATCCGTTCTGATGGTTGGCCCGTACAACAAGACTGTTGTGTCTGGCTTCGCGGGCATCGCGGCTCAGCGCTACCAAGCGCCAACTGATGGCCCAACAACCATCATCGGTGCAGCTGACGTGTATCTGAGCGACTTCGGCGCCTTGACTGTGGTTCCAAACCGCTTCAGCCGTGAGCGTGACGCTTGGTGCCTCGACACTGAGTACGCGTCAATCGCAACTCTGCGTCCAGTCCAGAAAGTGGATCTTGCCCGCACCGGCGACGCCTCAAAATCGATGCTTATTTGCGAAACCGGATTGAAAATTTCGAATGAAAAGGCCCACGGCCTCATCGCTGACTTGAACGTATCGTAAGTATGGTGGGGCGGCTTCGGTCGCCCCATTCACTCTGGAGGTAAAGATGAAAAGACTTTTTAGCCGAGACGAAGCCGCCGGGATCACGCGGTACTGGCACGTCAAGCAGAACGGCGAATACGTTATTGAGACAGTGCAGGACAGCACAAAAATCATCGAAGCAAACAAGCGCTCGTACAACGACGTGTCGGGTAAATTCGGAGAACACGCCAAGGTGGCCTCCATCCCGCTTTCCGTGTATTATGAGCTGAAGAAGCAAGGCATCGCTGACGATCCGAAAGCCCTACGCAAGTGGCTGAACCAGTCGGAAAATCGGGCGTTTCGCACTCGAGAAGGTACACTGTAATGGCGATCACAACGTATGACGAGCTGAAGGCATCCATCGCCAACTGGCTGAACAGAGACGACCTGACGGCGGTCATACCAGACTTCATCGCTTTGGCGGAGGCGCAAATTGCGCGTGATGTTCGTCACTGGCGGCAAGAAAAGCGTGTGACCACATCGGTAAACGAGCAGTATGAAAACCTGCCAATTGATTGGCTAGAGATGATCCAGATACAGCTTACGGCTGGCGGTCGTCTGCAAGTCATATCGGCAGCTCAGCTGCAAGATCGCAAGGAAGTTAGCTTAACTGCTCATAAGCCTAAATATTATCGTTTAACGTCAGACCAGATTGAACTTTACCCCGCGCCTGACAGTTCTTATGAAGTGGCCATGCAGTATTATGCACGCGTTCCAGCTTTATCAGACGCGGAAACATTCAATTGGATTTTGACAGATTATCCTGATATTTATTTATATGGCGCACTTGTCCACGCCGCGCCGTATTTAGCTGACGACCAGCGCGTTTCGGTTTGGGCTGCATTGTATCAGTCTGCGGTGGATGCGTTAAATCAGGACAACACAAAGTCACGGGTTTCTGGCCCACTTCGTATGGGGATGCCGCGCTAATGGTTAATACAACTTGGACACAAACCGCTGGCATGACTAGCGATACAGATACTGACAATATTGAGGATTACGCAGCGCAAGCCGAGGCTTCCAAAGACGCTGCCGCTGCATCTGAAACGGCTGCTGCTGGCTCTGCGTCAGCCGCGTCAACCAGCGCGTCCAACGCGGCTACTGACGCCGCATCTGCGTTAAGCAGTAAAAACGCTGCTGCTGTTTCCGAGACAAATGCTGCAACGTCAGAAACAAATGCTGCATCCAGCGCCACATCTGCGT